CTTCTTTTTCGTTATTCGAAACAGCGCAATACAGATTCTGTTAAGTCTTTGAACTATTTAGTTTATTTTGTTACTATTCACACAGTTATTTTGTTTCTATTTTGCCTCTTTTTTGTATCTGTGCAGCAACAGCACAGCACAGCGCAGTCATCTCCCCCTCCCCGGTGCCTAAATCGTAACACGAATCATTCTCATTAGCATTCACGTTATCAATACCGATCTCAATTGACATTGATGATGCAAATGAGAATCATTATCACTACGATTTAGATCTGCATTATCAAGTGTGAGAGTCTGTGGAGTACCTGTACAGCTAACCAGTACTGTATAAACATACAGTGCCTAGTGACTAGCAAGATCCATGCCAACGCGGTGCAGATTCTGCAAAAATAAATTGGCACGATACTTGCTAGGCAATATCAAACGGATTTGTTATTCCAAAATGTTTCTAAAAAATGGTAATATTACATTGTTTTCGCCGTTCAGCGTAGTAGACTAATCACAACTGGCAACGAAAGCCCAGCGGTGGATGCCCACCAACGGATAAGCGAGTAGTGTTAAGTCCGACCTTTACCGCGAAGGGTTCTAAATGCGGGCTTCGCTGAAAGCAAGTAGTGTGGCGCGAGCGTATCGGTAGCGGGTATCCAAAGCCGAAAACGAACCACACCAAAGCCGGAACACATGGGAGACAGCCGACACACTAAACAGGAACAGTGTCGCGCAATGGGGCAGACAATCCCGCGCAATATGCACTGTTTCAGCGTTTGGGGTGTCACTTGTAAGCATTCGCGGAGTGTTTACAACTGACAAACTAAACGGAGGTTTTATGCAAACATTCGAGCAACTGAAAGAAGTTTCGAAGTGTTACCGAGAGCACAATGACTGCACTGTCAAGGGTTTGGCTGTACTGTTTGGCTGCACCTACGGCGTGGCACATCGTGCACTTGATAAAAACGGCAGGCAGCGGAGACGCGGCGCGCCTTGGGCTACAATTAACGCGGCTATATCTCAACTGTCAGAGCGTTTCGGAGTAACAACAGAGACGTGCGGAAAGCCGGATGCGTCGGCTAGCTACGCGAGATACTGCGGATTTGAAACAATGACAATTAAGCAGTTTATCAGGCGACACCCGAAAGGGGTTTACCTGTTAGCAATGCGGGGACACGTTGCAGCGCTGCGTGATGGTGTCTTGTACGATTGGACAGCAGACACCGCGCAGCGTAGACAAGTTACCGGATATATTAAAATCAACGGAGAGGGTTAAACAATGGAAAAAGTAACAATGCAAAACTTAGAGCAAATGGCTGCGGTCATCAATAAGCAGCTAAACATAAACGCAACCGAGACATGGACAAAACAAGCGGACGGTACGTTTAAAGCTAACGTTGGGTTTTATCATGTTTTAGCGGACGGATGTGGGCACTCATTCTCCCGTATATGTAACACTGGAGGCGCGATAACTGACATTTTCAGAGGCAACACAAAACGCGAATTGATGCAACAGATGCGCGCATTTTCTGCAGGATTAGCACATACTCAGGAGGGTTAGACAATGAAACTTGCACCGGATTATATCAGGGTAGCTAAAAACAGCATTAGTGGAATGTGGGAAGTCAGGTTAAATTCACGGCTGCAAAGTGAACACGGTACGTTTTTTGGAGCGGAAAACAAAGCGCGCCAAATAGAATTTAAACTGTTAGACCACGGTAAAGATTGCGAAATATCAATAGACATGAGGGGTTAAGCAATGAAAGAAAAAGCAGAAGAATCTTTATATTCTAAAATGCAACCATCACGGGTGTGTAGTGAAGACGGCAGGCTAACAGCAATTTTATCTGCGGAAAATAGGAAACTGTACCCAGATCACCCAAAAGGTAAACCGTTTAGAGTTATCTGCTTTTACAACGACCACTATACTAGTGATTTTTATTATTCTAGTATTGAAGAGGCGCACAGGCTGATGCGCGATTACGTAAATAGTGACAACTAAACAGAGGATCAGGCAATGAAACTCTACAATGTAACGCACGGGAGCGTTGGCGTGATGCTAACGTCCCGTCAGAGCGCATACGAAGCCGCTAGAGCGATTCAAACGGCGGACCCGTATGGTGGTATACCTTTCATATTTGAGCGCGTAGAAGACGATTCAGCAGCGCTGTCGTTGGTCTCGCAAAATGCAATGGAAAACCTGTTAAAATATTTGGAGGTTGGAAATGGATCAGAAATATTTTGACGCACTGATTTGGTGCGCTGTTTGGATACCGATATTGTTGACGATGAAACCGTGGAGGCAGCTATGACACACAGCCATTATCAAAAAGCAGAGATCAAAGTAGCAAAAGACCAGCCTACGATTTGGTTCGATGCTCTTACGATCGAGTATCTGGAGGCGTTGGTTGAATACGACGCTGGATATATCCGAGACCGTATGGATTGGTATATGGAAGATAAGCGAGACGACATAGATGAATTTATCGAAATAGACGATATGCGTGTAGCTAACGCAGATCTTTCGGATATACTCGAACGAATAAAAGCACTCAGTGAAAAAGACGAGTTTCTGCTTTACGTTCCAGCAGAAGTCTCTTATGAAGACGAGGAGGACTGATGACGCTGCATGATTTTCTGTTATACATGATACTGTTTGGGGTTATTGTTATTTGGTTAGACATCAAGGGGAGAGACGAATGAGTACACCAAAGAACGGCAGGGGTTACTTTGATTACGAGGCAGAGGACTTGATGCTGTACGTCAAGTGGGACTTGCACGACGACGAGATGTACGTCAACGCATATCTCACATCTGATTTCAAGATAGAAGTAACAGACTTTTTGTTTGACACAACGTTGGATAAGTTGTATGATTTTGCTCGGGATGAATACTGGGGAGGTTACGAATGAACACACCGGATACAGTCAAGCGAGAGCAAGCACTTCAAAGTGCCAAACATGCACTGGGTTTGCTGCATGAGATGAGTGACGCAGGCACTGACGCGCTGGATTGCTTCGCTATCTTAGATCTTGAGAACGTCGTCAGAGATTTGTCAAGAGCAGTGAAGAACTCTGAAGGGGTTGACAGCTAGGGAAATCCATGTTACAATATTACTTTAAAGAACTGTTCAGTGCTTAACCGTATAACTTATTATAAATTTACTGTTAAGTTACTGAACAGGAACTGTTAAGAGGACGGTTATGGCTTACTTAAAAACACATCAACCATGTGAGGACTGCGGCAGTAGCGATGCGCTCACGATCAACGACAATCGTTCGACATATTGTTATTCATGTCAGACGTACACACCACCGGACAAGGTAAGAACTTTGCACAAACCAGAAACCAAGAAGCAGGTTAACGCCAAGCTGTTGACGGGTAGCTACTCAGCCATCATCAATCGACGTATCAAGAAAGAGACAGCGCAGAAGTACAACGCGCTAGTCGATGGTGACAACGTTGTCTTTGGTTACTACGGTGAAGGCACTGAGCCGGTGGCAAGCAAGACTCGCTACCCTGACAAACGTTTCCTGATCGGAGGCGATTGGAACAAAGCAAAGATGTTCGGGCAGCAACTGTTCCCAGCCGGAGGCAAGTACATCACCATCACTGAAGGTGAGTTCGATGCGATGGCTGTGTCGCAGATGTTCGACAACAAGTACCCCGTCGTTAGTATTCGGAACGGCGCAGGCAGTGCAGTTAAAGACTGTCAGGCACACTTCGAATACCTTAACAGCTTCGACAACATCGTGATCTGCTTCGATGCCGACGAGCATGGTCGGGAAGCGGCGAAGTCCTGTGCTGAGATGTTTGGTAACAAGGCGAAGGTAGTTAAGTTGACTGACTACAAGGATGCCAACGATTATCTCATCAACAATCAGGCACTCAAGTTTACGCAGGCATGGTGGCACGCTGAGACGTTCACACCAGACGGTATTGTTTCTGCATACGAACTGCTTGATGACGTACTGGTTCCCATGAAGCGCAGTAAGTTAACGTACCCTTGGGAGCAGTTGGATAACATGTTATACGGCATACGTCCTGCTGAACTGGTTACGTTGTGCGCTGGCAGTGGTCTCGGTAAGTCAACCATACTGCGTGAGCTTGTCGTTCACATGATGCGACAGACGGATGACCCTGTTGGCTTGATGTTTCTTGAAGAGACACCGGAGCGTACACTGCGCGGCTTGATCGGGCTGGAGATGAACAAACCTATCCACCTACCAGACGTTGACTACACACCGGAAGAGGTGCTGGAAGTCTACACTGCTGGTGATTACGAGAATCGTGTATACTTCTGGGACAGCTTCGGTAGTAACGAGATCGAACGTGTGCTGGGACGGATGCGTTACTTTGTCAAAGGACTGGGGTGTAAGTTCATCGTGCTCGATCACCTGTCGATATTAGTTTCAGATCAGCAGAACGGTGACGAACGCAGGGCTATCGACATGATAATGACAAAGCTGCGGATGTTCTGTCAGGAGATGCGCGTTACACTTCTGCTTGTTAGCCACCTCAAACGTCCTGAAGGCAAGTCACTTGAGGACGGAGCAGTCACCAGCCTTGGCATGTTACGAGGCAGTGCCGCCATTGCACAGCTATCAGATGCGGTGATCGGTGCGGAACGTAACAGTCAGGCAGAGGATGCGGACGAGCGAAACCGAACGCGCCTGCGTGTGTTGAAGAACAGGTTCAGCGGTAAGACTGGGCCAGCAGGGTATCTGATTTACGATGAGAACACTGGACGTTTAAGTACTGAGGAGATTGCGCTGTGAAAAAAAAAGTAGACTGCAAGGTTGTTATCACACTTACACACAATGGTTCTTATATTGTAGAGAACAACGGAGTTACAACATGTCACGCTACATTCAAAGAAATGGTTGAAGGAAGATTGAAAAAGACCATCAACAATAGATGGTGCGATTTGTTGAACTACATAGATGGAGCTAAATTTAAAGAAGAAGACGGGGAGCTTTTAGATGAGATGTAAAGCATGCAACGTAGAGCTAACAGACTACGAGTCTACGCTGCGCTGCGCGAACACAGATGAGTTCATTGATCTCTGCATGGCATGCTTGACAGCAGGAGGTGATGAGAACTACAATGATCGTGCAGACTTGAGGACACTCGCTGATCTGCCTGAGCTACGCACATTCTTCGATGAGTTTGAGGAGTATTTAAATGAGTAACATGAGCAGATGGTACTACGCTAACGTGACGGAGAAGTATTATGACGACTGCGGTTTTGGATATAGAAACGACGCTGGATTGGAAGACGATACATCTAGCGGGAGTGTTTCTCCCGAACTCTGGGAGGAGTATTGCATGCTACAACGTTACTCAGTTAAGGGAAGCCTTGACAGGTATCTCGACACTGGTGGGCCACAACTTGATTGGCTTCGATCTGCCTAGACTGGAGGAAGTATGGGACTTCAAGTGGGACGGTCAGGTTCAGGACACTCTCGTGCTAGGCAGGCTGTACAACCCAGCCATAGACGGAGGACATTCGTTGAAACAGTGGGCTATACGTGCTGGCAACGAATTAAAAGGCGACTTCAATGTGGAAGACTTCGACGCAGGACTGACCCCAGAGATGGTGGACTACTGTCTCGCAGACTGCCGCGCAACGTGGAGCGTGTTCAACCACGTTACCCGGTTGCTAGACAAAGATCGATTCTCACAGCAATCCCGAGACCTAGAACATGGAGTGGCATTCGCAATCGCTCAACAAGTTCGCAACGGTTTCGCGTTCGACTTCGACACGGCGTGTCAGCTTCACTCAGAGCACGAGCAACGTATGCTGGAGATCAGCGATAAGATGCAGGAAGTGTTCCCGCCTATCGTTAAAGAGCGTTTGTCTCGCAAGACAGGTAAGCGTTTGAAGGATGAGATGATTGTGTTTAACGTAGGCTCTAGGCAGCAGGTTGCTGAACGTCTGTCTGCGCTAGGTGCGAAGTGGCCTGACAAAACCAAAGGCGGCAGCCCACAGGTTGACGAGACTTCGCTAAAACGGAACGCGCATATACCGGAAGCACTTCTTGTTCTTGAGTACATGACGTTACAGAAACGTATAGGTATGCTCAAGTCTTGGATAGATAACGTAGGTATTGACGGTAGGATACACGGCTATGTCAACTCGTGCGGCGCTGTCACTGGACGCATGACACACAACAGTCCTAACCTAGCTCAGATACCATCGGAGTCTGAATACCGTAAATGTTTTATAGTTGAGGAGGGTAACGTGTTAGTAGGCGCTGACGCTTCAGGTCTTGAACTGCGCTGTCTTGCACACTACATGAACGATGTCAATTACACTAGAGAACTCCTTGAAGGAGATGTACATGCAGCAACTCAAAAGGCTGCGCGACTTAGAACAAGAGATGATGCAAAGCGTTTCACATATGCTCTACTCTATGGAGCAGGAGATACCAAACTGGGAAACCTCATCGGAGGAACTGCTAAGGATGGTAGAGATGCTAGAGACAACTACCTTAGAAGTATGTCTCCTTATGCACAGTTGGTCGGAAAGGCTGAACGCGCAACTGAAAGAGGCTGCTTATCCGGCGTTGACAAACGCAAAGTTCGGATCAGGAACAGACACTCTGCACTGAACACACTGCTCCAGTCCTGCGGTGCTATCGTTATGAAGCAGGCGCTGGTACTGGCTGTTGAGAAACTCAAAGACGTACCGCATAAATTTGTTGGTAATATTCACGATGAGTTTCAGGTAGAGACTCCTGCTGAACATGGTGAAACAGTAGGCAAAGCATTAGTCCAGTCCATCATTGAGGCTGGCGAGGTTCTTGAAATGCGCTGTCCGTTAGACGGTGAGTTCAAGATAGGTAAGACATGGGCAGAAACTCATTGACACCCATGCTAAAAACGTGGTATAATATTATGGTAGTTAACCAAAAAGGAGAGTTGTTATGACTGACAAACCACAACCACTAACGCTGAAGGGTACGCTTTACTGGGTCGAGCGTAACAAGCTAAACAAGTACAGCAACAAGTACCAGATTGTTCTTGGTAACCTGAGTGACAAAGCTGTTGAGGCACTCGATAACATGGGTATTGCTGCTGCTAACAAGGGTGACGAAAAGGATTACTTCATCACCATGAAGAGTAACAACCCCATGAAGATCACGGATGAGACGGGCAGTGAGTTCGACTCTGAAGTGCTGATCGGTAACGGCAGTGAAGCAGTCTGTGTTGTTGGATACTACGACTGGTCTGTTGGCACAGGACGTAGTCCCAGCATGATAAAGTGCAAGGTCACGAAGCTGATTGAGTACGCTGACGACGTTGTTGATGAGGAGATGGCTTTGTGATCTTGGTTGATGGGGACATCGTAGCTTACCGCTGCGCGTACAAGTCAAAAGATGATCGCGCAGAATACGCCGCATACAGTGCTGGCTCATACCTGTCTGATCTTATCAGCGACTTGTACATCCTCATCGAAGACGAACCTGAGTACCGTGTGTTTCTAACGGGAAAGGGTTCATCAAACTTCAGACATGAGTACGCTGTAACCGCAGGCTACAAGGAGAACAGGAAGGACAAGGAGAAACCTGAACACCTCGCTGTTATCCGGCAGCACCTGATAGACGAATGGGAGGCTGTTGTCAGTGACGGAGAAGAGGCAGACGATTTGATTGCCATCGCCGCAACTAACAACCCAGACTCAGTCATCGTCAGCATCGACAAGGACTTCGATCAGGTTCCGGGTAAACACTACAACCCCAACACTGGCAAGCTGTACGATGTCAGTGAAGAGGATGCCGTTAGATTTTTGTACGAGCAGATCTTGACTGGTGATCGTGCCGACAACATCATCGGCATCAAGGGTGTAGGCCCAGTGAAGGCGAAGAAGGCGCTGTCCGACTGCGTTACTGAACGACAGATGTATGATGTCTGTGTTGAAATGTATGGCGATCCAGAGCGGGTCATTGAGAACGCTCGACTGCTGTACTTACGCCGCAAAGAGGGAGAGATCTGGAATGCGCCGGACGCTGAGTAATGTTCCCAAGGGCTACGACTCGTGGCTTGAGTGGGACTTAGCACAGGAACTGAAGGGCTGTCAGTATCACCCTTGCGCGGTTCCGTATGTGCAACACAGGCATTATCATCCTGACTTCACGTATGATGATGGTGATATAACATATTATATTGAAGCTAAGGGGAGGTTCCGTGACAAACCGGAGGCACGTAAATATGTTGATGTCAAGAAGGCTCTCGGCTGGACGGAGGAATTGGTTTTCGTGTTCCAAAACCCAGACAACAGAATGCCAGACGCAAAACGTAGAAAAGACGGTAGCTTCTACACTATGTCAGAGTGGGCTGAACGACACGACTTTAAGTGGTACACACCAAAGACCATACCGGAGGAGTGGAAATGCGCCACTTAATAATACCTGACACACAGATAAAACCTAACCAATCTTATGAGCACATGCGTTGGGCTGCGCGGTACGCTGTTGCAACAAAGCCTGACGTTATCGTACACCTTGGCGATCACTGGGACATGCCTAGCCTATCAAGCTACGATGTAGGTAAGAAGTCGTTTGAAGGTAGGCGTTATTCCGCTGACGTTAAGGCGGGTAACGATGCGATGAAGTTGTTCACGGATACGATCAAGGCAGAGCAGAAACGATTACGCAAACACAAGAAGCGAATCTGGAAGCCCCGTCTTATCTTTACGTTGGGTAACCACGAACAACGCATCGAACGTGCGGTTGAGAACGATGCAAAGCTAGAAGGATTGATGAGCTATGAAGATCTCAACCTCAAAGATTGGGAAGTACATCCTTATCTGCAGCCAGTGCTTGTGGATGGTGTTGCTTATTGTCACTTTTTCACTAGCGGTGTCATGGGCAGGCCAGTCACTAATGCAAAACTACTACTGCAAAAGAAACACATGTCTTGCATCATGGGACACGTACAAGACAGAGACATCGCGTTCGACAGAGACGCCAGCGGAAAGCGAATGACTGCTTTGTTTGCTGGTATTTATTATCAACACGACGAAGAGTATCTAAACCCTCAGACTAATGGGAGTTGGTCTGGGCTGTGGATGCTCAACGAAGTACAGGACGGTGCGTTTGATGAGATGCCTATCAGCATGGCGTACCTTCGGAGGCGGTATGGCAAGAACGTTTGATGAAATGCTAGAGTTAATCGCGCACAACATAGACGAAGTGACGTTGATGGAAGTGCTTGAGATAAACTCAGAAGATATTGTTGAAGCGTTCGCTGAACGGATACGCAGCAACCTGTACAAGTTTAACGGATTAGAGGAGGAAGTAGATGAACACTACGTCTGATCGTAACACACCGTTTCCACGTTCGATAGATGACGCAACACCTGCTGAGTGGGATGCTATCAAACGACAGGTAGGCGGCAACCACTACAGCCGGTATGTTATCCAGCCTGTTGACTTCATCATTGCTAACAACCTTGACTGGTGCGAAGCTAACGTGGTGAAGTACATTACTAGGTGGAAGGACAAGAACGGCGTTGAAGATTTACGCAAGGCGCAGCACTACCTTGAGATGTTGATCGAACGTGAAGTAAGAGAGAAGTTATGAAGGTCATTGAAGGTAAGTTCGGGATGCAGGACAAGGAGGAAGTCAAGGCTTCTGATATGTTCCAGAATCTCGCAGACGTTACCGATATGATGGAAGAGGAAGGCGTTGAGATCGAAGCGGTTGTCGTTATCAAGACTGAAATGTACGGCATACAGGTTTTAAGTAACGACATGACACAAGCATCGGCGCACTTCTTATTATCAAAAGGATCAACAGCCATACAACTAAACGACCTTGGAACGGAGGACTAATGGACGCATATCAACAATACATACACAAGTCTCGTTACGCTAGGTACTTACCAAACGAACAGCGCCGTGAAACTTGGATAGAAACAGTCAGGCGATACGTCAACTACTGGGGCGACAACCTACCGGATAAATACCGCAAAGAGGTTTTTGACGCTATACACGACTTAGATGTAATGCCTTCGATGCGAGCACTGATGACAGCAGGTGAAGCACTCGACCGTGACAACGTAGCTGGATTCAATTGTAGTTACTTACCGATAGATCACCCTAAGGCGTTTGACGAAATGATGTACGTGCTCATGTGCGGCACAGGCGTAGGGTTCAGCGTCGAGCGTCAGTACATTTCAAAACTACCAGAGATTGCAGAGGAGTTCCATGACACAGACAGTTGTATACACGTTTCGGACTCGAAGATTGGCTGGGCCAAAGCCTATAGGGAACTTATTGCCATGCTCTATAGTGGTCAGCTTCCAAAGTGGGACGTCTCTGGAGTACGACCTGCAGGTGCCACCCTCAGAACCTTTGGCGGCAGAGCGTCTGGGCCTGAACCTCTTGAGGATCTGTTCCGATTTACCGTTGAAGTCTTTCGGGGTGCTGCTGGACGAAGGCTTAGTTCCATCGAATGTCACGATCTCTGCTGTAAGATTGCACAGATCGTCGTTGTTGGCGGTGTCAGACGAAGTGCCCTTATCAGTTTGTCTAACCTTACAGATGATCGAATCAGACGATGCAAGTCAGGACAGTGGTGGGTAGACAATCCGCAACGTGGTCTTGCAAACAACAGTGCTTGCTACACAGAGAAGCCCGACTTCCCAGCCTTTTTAGATGAGTGGAAAAGTTTATATGAGTCCTACTCAGGAGAACGAGGAATGTTCAGCAGAGTTGCTAGTCAAAAGCAAGCTGCAAGAAATGAGCGACGAGATGCTACCTATGATTTTGGAACTAATCCGTGTTCAGAAATCATCCTCCGACCGTACCAGTTCTGTAATCTATCGGAAGTTGTTGTCAGGTCAACCGATAGTCTCGCAGACCTCAAACGAAAAGTACGTGTTGCGACTATCCTTGGAACTCTTCAGGCTACGCTGACAGACTTCCGGTACCTGCGTAAGATATGGAAGACTAACACGGAAGAGGAGGCACTACTGGGTGTATCGTTGACAGGAATTATGGATCACCCGCTGCTGTCAGGGAGGGAAGACAATGCAAAACTTAAGAAGTGGCTTACGGCGTTACGTGAGGAAGCTATCGCTACGAATAAAGCATGGGCTGATAGACTTGGGATTAATCCTTCTGCTGCTATTACTGCTGTTAAGCCCTCCGGTACTGTCAGTCAGCTTGTGGATTCTGCTTCAGGGATTCACCCGAGATACGCACAACAGTACATTCGTCGCGTGAGAGCTAGTAAGAACGATCCGTTATGTGCCGTGCTGGAGGCTGCTGGTGTGCCTGTAGAGGACGATGTGATGTCACCCAGTACCAAGGTATTCAGCTTCGTTCAGAAGGCTCCTGACGGCGCTGTGACAGCCTCAGAGATGGGTGCTATGGAGCAGTTAGAACTGTGGGAAATCTATCAGGACTACTGGTGTGAGCACAAGCCGTCGATGACTTGTTACTACAGGGATCACGAGTTCTTGGAAGTTGGACAGTGGCTGTACAATAAGTTCGATAAGATCAGTGGCATTTCTTTCTTACCGTACAGCGAACACACGTATCAGCAAGCACCGTATGAGCCGATAGATAAGCAGACTTATCAGAAGCTCAGAAAAGAAATCCCAACCGCTATCGACTGGGACATTCGTGAGGAGGATGACAGGACTGAAGGGTCACAGCAGTTAGCTTGTACAGGTAACAACTGTGAGCTTTAAGTAACACAGCCTCACAGGTTTTCTTCGGAGATCCTGTGAGGTTTACAGATTATGTTCTTCCGCTACCTCATCAAACCACAATTGCTGTCGCACGCCGGGAATAAACATGGCAGCGCGACGCATCTGCGCTGGTGTTATTTCTTCACCCATTAATGCTTTCATCCCAAGTTCAATAGCAGAACCACCAGCAGAAATTGCAGGCGGTATTAAAGTTTCAGAAGGTGACATCCCGTACTTAACTAAGTTAGGATCGAACAAGCCGCCTGATGCAAAAGACATACCTTGTCTGAAAAGCTCTTCACCGAAATCATTAGGTGATTCTTTTCCTCTAAACATTTCTTTTCTACCGGGATCAACAATAGCATTTAGGGACAGAATAAAAGAAGTGTAACGACCTGTGTTTAGCAAGGCTTTTCCTAACAGACGACGACCCTTGGCTGTATTAAGACCTGCACGTTCTGCTTGATAGGTTGGAACAAGGACATCTTCATTAAACTTAGATGCCATTTTAGTCATGTACATACGCATTGACCACAATAGCCTACCGTTACGTGCTTCAAGATACGCAGGAGGCATTGAAGTTCGAGAGATAGGCTGAAACCTAGACAGTTTAAAGAACACAGCTTCACGTATTGCTTTATCTTTTACGTTGCCTGACTTGATCCCGTCATACAAACGCTGTATTTGCTGTTCTGTTAGTCCTTCAGCGTAATCTGACTTTGCTAGCGCGTCTATACCTTTGTTAGCAAGAGAACGCATCTGATATATTTGACCGTTTATGTTGGTTTCAACACCAAGCCTGTTAGCTTTCCTGACTCCAGTACCCGTCATAATCAAGTCAGCAAGCTTAGATACATTCCTAGGAAGCCAATGCTTGTTTTGATTGACCATCTCAGTTAAATGCTGCCGTGTTAAACCAAGGTCAGCCATGCGTAGAATACCTTCATAGCCTTTACTGCTGACTACCATATCACCATCTGTTAACAAAACAGACTTTAAAGCTTTAGGCAGCGCCTTTATAGCAGACTTAAAACTAGTGGCATACGCAGCCTGACCAAGATCGCCTGCCTGCAACACAGCGTTTTCAGGCGTGCCTAGTAAAGCCGCATGAGAAGCGGTACGCATTATGTTAGCAAACGAACCCATGCTTTCACGACCGTCAATAGCAAACAAACGTAAGTTATCTGCTAATCTTTTAGCACCGTCTTTGCCTAACTCTTTTGCTTGATTTTTTTCAATGGCTTTAATAACTTCATCAGTGTAAGACTGTATTGAATCTAAAGTTTTACCTTGAACTTTAACATTAAAAGAACGAGCTAATGCTAAGGCATCAACAGTATCCTCATAGAAAGCCATAAAGTTTGAAACAGGATCATCAAAAGCTTCTATTGCCTGTTTCTCTGATATGAAACCTGTAGTACGTGTTACAGTAGAAGCGTCTGTTTTTGCGCGCTTTCCTCTACGCATAAAGCCTTTATAAGATGCTTCTCTTTTGCCATATAAAGGATGGTAACCAGCTTCAAACTGTTCAGCTGCCTGTGGAAACACACGCTTCAACTCTGATTGTACAAGCTCCATTGTTGAACGCATCTTAGTAAAAGTTTTTGCAGCTTCTGGATCAATCTTGTTCAGTTCTTCAGCAGCCATGTCCAATCTTTTCTGTCTGCCAGCCGGAGAAAACACAGGAGTAAAACCGTCATCTACTTTTTTAACTGCGCCTGCATCCGCAACAAGCTTACTTGCCTTACCTGAAGCTTTAAATACTTTTGTTAGAGCATCTAATTTTTTAATCGGTAAGTTTTCTTCATTGTGTATAGCCTGCTTCCACTGCATAGACTGAGCATCAGCAGCTGACATTGCACGCGCAGGTTGTGCGCCAACTTCTTCACGAACGTTTGCGTACAAGTCATCACGTATATGTCTAACTTTAGCGTTAAACCTGCTTTTAGAATTCAACCCGGCTTCTGTTACGTTTCCTGCTTCTGTTCTTGACGCTGCTTCAAGCTTTGCTAACTGCTCAACGCTTTCTTGACCGCGCATAAGAGAACCACCCAGCGCGCCAAAGATAGCACCAGCACCTACAACATTCCAATCAACAGCCTCAGCGCGCTCCGCTGCACTTCCTTCGCCTTCAGCAAATTCACGCACAAGCATTTCACCGCCGCCTAAGCCAGACTGAACACCTATATTACCAAGGCGTGTTGCCATGTTACCAACAGCGGTGCTTAACTTAAACGCAGGAATTAAAGATGTTCCAATCTCAATACCAGCCGCCAGCATAGGGTCTTCTTCTTCAAATTTTTTTTCTACTTTGCGGTTTTCCGACAAGTATCGTTGATAACGTTCGCTTGCAGTTCCAGTGGGAACTACATCAGGCGCAACTGTTCTAACAAGTTCATCCAGACCTACACGTAAGCCAGCAGAAATTTCGTCACCAAAACCAAAAGCAACACCATCAAGTGCTTTAAGTCCGGCTGCGTGTATAGTCCCAGACGTTGATAATTCTTTTTCTTTTTCATCAAACAAGTCAGGAACTACTAACGATTCGTCAGCGTCATCAAACAGGTCAGGGACTACTAACGATTCGTCAGCGTCATCAAACAGATTAGGCACTACTAACGATTCGTTCATTTAAGCCTACCTTTTCTTTTTAATGCAGCTATTGTTTTTTCTCTACTCTCACCGTATTCATCCATGTTATCTTGAATTAATTTTTCTTCCTCCGCTGTGTATAAAGAAGGCTCCTCTGTGTTTGAAAAAAGCTCAGGCTGTGTAGTTCTTGCAATGTCTTCGCGTGCTAGCACTGCAAGCTCTCTTGCTTTTTCTCTTATTTGTTGTTCTGTGTAAGTGTTAGCACCAAGACCCAAATAAGTTTCAACTGTTTTTTCGACACCTGCTTCTTCAAGAGCAGCTTTAGCACTTCCATCGTCTATATATGCTTGTACTTCTTTATCACTAACAGTTAGGGTAGTTTTTAAAACCGCATTTCTTGTGGATTGTCTTTCAGCCTCCGCTCTTGACTCTGCTGTTTGAGAGTCTAAAACAAGTGTGGTTATATTTTTATTAAAAGTACCTAAAGCATTAGTAATTCTTTGGGCCTCGCCTACTGATGTATACGTACTGTCTTTAGGCATTGTTGCGGTAATAATCTCGTACTGTTCTGTTAAAGTTTGTTTTAAATCAGGGTCTGTTATGTTGTCAAGCCGCGTTTTAATTGCTGATGCCATCTTAGGAGCTGCTTCTTTATAGTTACCTGTATCTCTTGCAGCTTGTAAATCAAGATCAGCACGTTCTGCCTCTGCTAATTCAGTATCTGCTTGTAAAATAGAAGATGCGTATTTAACACCATCAGCAGTTTGTTTAAACGCTTCTCTAGCTTCTGATGACATTCCAATATACTTATTAATAACAGCAGTCGTGTCAGCAGCAGTTTGTTCAGCATTAAATTTAGAACGCTGACTAATAAGCTTCATGTGTAGTCCAATGTATGGAGTAATGTCAAGATTATTAGAAGTAGCTATGCTAAGTATCTTATCGTTTTTAGCTTTAAGCTCAGCTTCTGAAGCTGTCGTTGGATCCATGCCAGCAATTATTTTATTAATGTCGTTAGTCGCTTCTTCTTTTTTAGCATCGTTAAGAGCTTTAGTGCCTGCCATCGTTAACTGAGCGTTCCCAGTTCTTACGCCTTCTTGTTGCAATACACGAGCTTGCTCAATTGGAGAGCCTGACATGATCTGCTCCATCATAGCGTCACGGCGCTTCTTCTCAGCAGCCGCTGCAGGCGCACCGCCGATTGCACCGCCTAACTCAAACAAACCTTGACCGTAACTAGGCTGTGTCAGCGAGGCTAAAAACGATTGTCCAAAACGTGCCATTACTTTTCTCCCTTAGCCTATTAAGTTGCTCAACAAACCATTATCGCCAAACAACGCATCAATGCCACCGCCAAGGATTTCACCCAAGCCGCCGTAGCTGTCCGTAGGTGTAGCTAGCGCACCCAACAATCCAGTTCCTAACTGGCCCATAAGGTTAGCCTGTCCAAGACCAGCGCCAAGTAACGCCTCAAGACCACCCATCGCTCCTTCGCCAAACAAACCTGCACCGTAAAGCTGACCGCGTTGTTGAAGCTGTGGGAACAACTGTGACGCCTGTTGCGCTTGTAACAACTGCGCCTGTGGCATATAGCTTGCGCCTAAGAACTGACCGCCTAGTGCTGCTTGCTGTGCCTGCTCTGCTTGCGCCTGCTGCATTGCTCCTAACATGGCTGTGTTCTGCGCTTCTGACTGTGCCTTAGCCATTGCTAGCTGCTCAGGCGTACCGCCAAACATAGCTGTTCTAACACCGCCCCTGCCCTGTGCTTGTAATCGTTCTTCCAAAGCAAGGCGCTGACGTTCTTCTTCAGGCATCTGCGCGGCTCTCATACGCTCATAGATTGCCTGCTCACGCGCAGCAGTAGGCCCAGCAGCAGCGCCAAACATACTTGCTGCATCTCCAAACATCTGCTGTTGAAACGCAGCTTCTGCAGGAGAAGTACCCATAGTTACTCGACCAGTAGCAGGATCGTAATTAAACGCGCTTCCTGTCGTAGTGGTTACGCCAAAAGGCTGAAACTTAGACTGCTCAAGTCCCTGCTGTGCAATCTGCATTGCGCCTTGCTGTGCAGCTTCGCCGATACCTCCTAGCCTATTGTATGCGTTGGCTACAGCAGCGCCGCCACCTAGCAAACCTAATAGGGGTGAAGTGCCTTTAAGAAAATTTACCCAGTTAAACCCACTAGACGGATCGCCTGTGTTTTCTGCCGTTCCTACAGGAGCACTTCCTTGAGTCGTCAGCAGGGCTGGTGTGCCTACAGATGTGTTCGTAATCATAATGTTTTACCCATCAATGCTAATACGTTAATCTCTTGAATTGAAACCTCAGATCCGTTCATCTCAGTTTCTATGCCTACGGTAATAATAGAACCACCGCTGGTTGCGTTAATAGACTTTCTAGTAATAGACGTACCACCAGAAAACTCAGCGATGTTAAACTCTGCGTCTTGGTTGTAGAACGCTATAGAGCTAGTGTCACCACCTAGTGCAAACGAAGCTGACTTATAGTTCTCGTCTAAGTCATATGACCACTTAACGAATACCGTTTCTGTACCACCGCCTACTATTGTTGGTCGTATCTTCTTTAGAAACTTTGTTTTAGACGGATCACCAAAGGTTAAACCGGGGCTCACGTACTTAAACCGATAAGACTCTCCTTCGTCTAAATAAGTGTCGTACTCACCTATACCTGATGTTGTTCCTGTGTACAAAGTTCCGTCTGTAGGCTTACGCTCCCATGCTTCAAACTTTGATCCGGGCCACACAGTAGCACGATACGCACCGTTTTCTAGTCTGCCCCGTAGATCAAAACACAGCGTCGTGTTCTCAGCAGGAAATGTAATCAAGTAAAAAGAGTTTTCTGGGCTGTACACAGACGCAGTAGGTTCAGCCCTGTTAGCAATTAACGCAGTCAGTTGACTCTGTATGTTTCTGCTCAAGTCAGATATAGGCAAAGCCTTTTCTTGTATTGCTCGTCCTAAACTACGCAGTCCGTTTTCTGACATAAACAAAACGTCAGTACCTATGTACTGCACAGAGTTTCTACAGATGCAGCCTAGTCCCGCAACAGTATCCGTAAGGGCCATAGTTGCTGGAGAGTTAGCACCGCCGTACACGAGGATGCTGTGCCTACCAAAGATAATCAACGAGTTGTTGTGCGCTGCTAATGCACGTACTTCATCGAACCCGTCCGGCCACGCTTTCTCTACGTTAATAGAACCACTAGAACCACCTGTCCAGTCTGAGCCTATCAGCAAGTCAGACCAGTAAATGGTGTTGTTATCAGTAGCAGTGCCTACGCACCACAGCCTACCAAAAGCTGCCAGCGCCTCGTGACAGTACTGAGCAGAAGACACGGACGCACCAGCAACAGAAGACATCTTTGTAACCGCACCGAGTGCGTTGGTGTAAACAAGAGGTTCGTAACCACGCTGGAAGAAATAAGCACCCTCGTTAAAGTTTACGATCTTCCAGTTGTTGTCAGTAATAGAGTACGCTGCAGGAGTCTCATCAGCAAGTGTTCCTATGCCTGACAGTATCTTGTTGTTGCCTGTGCTAAATAGTTTGTTGTTACCAGCAGAGTCGTAGAAATAATGAATGCTGTGGATGCGGTCTGAGCCTAACTCCGTGGCGTCAGTCGTTAATACGTTGATTCCTTTACGCGCACCGAGACGTCCACGTTTGTCGATGATTGCGTTGTCAGCAATTTCAGCAAACGAAGGATCTTGAGCCAGCGGGGAGTCTTCTGTGTTAACTCCCTTAAACGCTGGTGCTACTAGATTAATGCTTTGTAGTGGCTGAGACATTACGGTGTATACCAAACAGTTTGATCGGGAACCTTCTGTGCATCCAACGCAACAGCGTCAGACAGATATTTGTCGGCTATAGCAAAGTACTCAGGTGTTGACGTACCGCCTGTTTCTCCGCGTTCTCGTGCCAGCATAGCAAGCGCTAAGTGAATAACAGGAGCAGAAGGAATTACGAGGTTGTCTGTGTTGTTTACAAGATCATCGTTACGAATAACAGCGTTAATCCTAATAGAGTAGACAGCATCAGGCTTAGGGTAAACACTGATCTGAGTGTCGCCGTTGCTGTCGAGACTGTCGTAAGTATAATACTGAGGAGATCCTTCGGCTGGAGTGTTAATAAAGTACTGCTCTTCAAACCACGATTGCGGTCTGTACTCCATAAAGATGTTGTCAGTGTCGTTTACAACAGTGAGGTCTTTGTAAGTATCCTTGCTGTCTGCAATAGCGTACACATAGGTTCCGTCAACGGTAGATATTGTTTTTACTGTTCTAAGCGCAGACCAGTCCCATGTGTTTTCTACTAATTTTTTTGCATCGTTAACAAAGTCACCAACCATTTTACTGTAAGTGTTTTCAGAAACGTTCGATACTTCGTCTTCTCGCATACGACGCAGTACGTTGTTAACCAAGTCTAAGTATGTCATGTAAGCATACCCCTATTAATAATGTTGTTTAACGCAGCTACATAATCTACTTGCGGCGACTGTACTAAACTTTGAATTGTTGGTGCAGTATAGCTAATGCCAGATTGAAAGGTCTGAAAAGGCGCTGGTTTAAACCCACCAGTCATCATTCCTCCGCGTCCTGCGCCTCCACCGCCGCCACCGCCGTCTCCTGTTCCCGGAGCGCCTGTGCTATCCCCCGGCCCAAAACCAAGTGTTGGCCCCGGAGTAGTAGATCCAACAGGAGATGTAGGTTTATCTGGTGTACCTCCTACAGTTGATCCGGGAGTTGTTGCGCCTCCCCCAGCCTCTGTGCTTTCTGTTCCTGTACCACCTGCTCCGGGTTCAGTAGTTCCTGCTGTTCCGTTCTCTGCGTCACCCTGCACCATACCTTGTTGAGTATCTGGGCTTCCTGCCTCTACCCACTGATCGTACCAAGCCTGTTGTCCGTCAGTAGCTGTGCCTGCTTCTACTTGCGAAATAATAAAGTCTTTGTTTTTTTGCCATTGCGTTCTGTTATCTTCGACAGGCTGCTCTGTTGTTTCTGTTCCGCCGCCAAATAAAACCTCTGGTTTTTCTGGAGAAACTTCTTGTTGAAAAGTCCCGCCTGCGTCTTCTATTGCTGATGCTGTATCTTCAAAAATGTTTGTAACATCATCTTCAACAACCTGCTCTTGCTGCATTTGTTGAATTTGAGCCAATATCATATTTGCTGTTATATAATCACCCTGAGATACAGCTTGTTGGTACTGTTCTTCAAGCTGCTCTAGTTCGGCATTAACTCCGGGAGCCGGTGTTGACGGCGCTGTTTCTACTCCTGTTTCTGGTTGTTCCATGCTGTCCGTAGGATCAGGTTCAGGCTCTGTTTCTTGTACATCTTCAGGCTGTACAGGCTCAGGCTCTACAGGTTCTTCAGCAAACGGGCTTTCTTCTACGGCGTAAATGTCAGGAGAGTCAGGATCAACAAACAAAGTGCCTGATAATTCATTAGGCTCTCCGTATAAATCTAGCGGATCAGTTCCGTCTGTTATGTTCCACACACCCTCATCTGAACCGTCTAAAGCTCCTCCAACTAAAACAACAGTATCTCCAGAAACATTGACTCCTATTCCTTGTTCTTGCATATACTGCTCAAACTCTTCTACGGAACCAAACTTTTGCATAACAGCAGAAAGTTCTTCTGTAGTCATTCTTACCTGACCGTCAGCGCCGCGTTGAACAAATAAATCATCAACAAGCTCTTGACCACTCATGTTGTCATAATCTTCTTGAGTCATTCCAAAGCCTTGGGTAGCTCCAGAAGGATCTCCAGAAGATAAGTAATTTAAATATTCTTCTTTAGCTGCTCCTACATAGTTTCCTTCAGTGTCTACCCAACCTACGTCTGGATTGTAAACAGCAAGAACTGTACCATCCGCTCCTGTTAATATGCCGTTTTGCGGATCAAACACTTCTCCAGCAGAGGTTCCTTGTCCAACATAAACGTAAACATTTCCGTCTGTGTCTACATAATTTCCAGTATCTCTGTCAACACGTAAACCAGTAATGTCACCTTGCGCTACAAGATTTCCGTTGGTATCTTTGTAATATCTAGTTCCTTCTTGTACTGTAAAATCAGAACCAGTAACAGGAATAATTTCAGCATCTACAGTAACTTCTTGCAAGTCAGCTCCGGTAAGCATTCCGTCGCCATCAATGTCTAACGCATCCATGGTTCCCATGTTGTCGCCGTCATAGTTGAATACGTTTCCGTTCGCATCAACCATGAGACCTTCGCCTACAGTTGTATAGTTAGGATTCAAGAAGGGGTCTTTAATGTCTGCGTCAATAAACGCTTGCTCTAATCCTTCTTGCTCTTCCAGCCAAGCATCAAATTCGTCTTCGGTAATAGTACCGTTTTCAAAGCCTTGCTGTACTACGTCACTGAGTTCGCTTACTAAACCTGCTGTAGCTAAAGACGAAGCGAGCAACAGAGGATCAATTTCGCCTGTAGCTGCGTACTGCATTAGCACGTTAGTTGCGCCAGCTTGAACCATAGCGGCTACAAACTCGCTTCCAGTGCCTAACTCCATTGCCTCATTCAGGGTTGTCATCAGTTCATCGAAGGTTCCTGACGCCTCACCTATTAAGTCTTCCAAGCCTCCAGCACTCAGGTATCCACTGAGGCCAGCCATTAGAGCACCTTCCAGACTCATTTCTCCGTTGATAAACCCGTTAGCAACTTGTGAAGAAACTGCTGATGCAATCGCTGTAGCAGCAGAGCCAGTAATTCCTGCACTGCCTAGAGCACTAATAATCAGAGGATTAAGCGCCTGTCCTGTAGCCCACGCTAAAGTTCCTTTAACAACAATAGGAGCAACTTCGCTCATTACTGTGGCAAACAAACCTTGCAATCCAGAAGCGCCTTCTACTGTTCTTTCGTAGTTATTCCACTGGTTGTTCATGTTAGCGTAGTTTTCGCTGAATACGCCGGGAGTGTCTTCACCTTGAATAGAACCGTCCCAAGCACCTGATTCTCCGTAGTTACCGCCAGAGAATGTAGGAGCTTCAGCGGTTTCAATAATAGTGCGTCCACCGCCGCCTTCTCGTTCTCTACGCCACGTACCGTCTGACTGTAACGTCCATCCGTTAGCCACCATCATTTCGTTGTGCAGTGGTTCCCACATCTCGTCAGCAGTTGCAGCGTCAATGTATCCAAGACGGTAAGCGTTTTGAATATAAAGCATCTGGTCGTTAGCGTTTAAATTTTCGTAACCATAGGCTTCAGCTTCTTGATACCACTCATCCCAAGCGGCTAGACGATCTTCGTTGCTCATTGCCTCATAGTTCGTGTACGCTTGTCCTGTTTCTGGATCTACGTAAAAGCCGCTTTCCGAGCTAGGAGGACGCGAGATATAATCATCACGACCCATGATTACGTTTAACATATCGTCATAACTCATGTCAGAGTCAAAACTATAGCTAGAGTTTCCTTGCGTGTTTGAATCTGTGGAGTCTTCCCGAAGGTTAGGATCACCGTTTAACAGTTCGTCTTCTGTAACCATCTGTTCAGCCATTACTTATCCCTCGCTACGCCTTTAGTTTTTTCAAACGAGCGCATAGCGCCTAACCCTAACATACCCATCAACACCGGCATCATCTCACTTAAATCCAAAGCGGGTAACGAAATATCCACGCCAGCAAGAGCACACCCGAAGTTCCCAAGAGGAACGCAGATAAAATTAAAGCCCATTCCTG